CGCCTTGGCTCAGGCCAAAGACTCCGGCGATGGCGGTTTGCGCTTGGGCGATCTTGGCGGCGGTGGCGGATGCCTCTGCGGTCACGGGCAGGCTGAGCGCGGTGAGCAGGTCCACCCCGGCGGCGGCATTGGCGCCAGCGCGCGCGCCGAGATTGGCCGAGGCGCCCATGCTGGCGGTCGGGTCGTTCGCGATGGCGTTGGCCAGGGCTAGCGACAGCGCGCTCGCGCAGTTGGCCGCTGCGGCTTGCGCCATGGCGGCGGACAGTCCGAGTGTGAGCGCGGCCTGGCGGTCGGCTTGCGGGCCTCCGGATGTCTCGGCTTCCGTCGCCAGGGCGATACCGGCGTCGAAAATGGCATTGGCCGCAGGGCTGTGCGCCACACCTGCCTGTAGGCTTAGCGCGGCGTCGATGACGGCTCCGCCGGACAGGTGGCCGAATGGGATGTGGCCGAATGGTGCGTGACCAAGTGCCATGCGGTCAATCCTCCAACGGGAAATAGCCGGTCTGGGTCCAGCGCACGTGTCCCGGCCATTGCTGACCAGGACACTGCTACATATCAGCCAAGCAGGATGGCGCAGTGCTCCGGCTTCGAGCAGGCGACGCCCCAAGCGATGGAGACCTCGTACTGCACCTGGCGGTATTGGCGGTACTCGCGGACCTCGAAGCTCAGGCCGGAAACGGGGTCGGTCACGACCATCGCATCATCGGCGGAATCGCCAACATCAGGAGTCGCTGGAGCGCGCGTGGCGAGGTACATCGCGCTTCGGCTGAAAGCGACGTTGGCGGCATAGTCGTTCCCGATTGTCACGGCCTTGTTGTTGGTCGCCTCGCTGAGAAGGCCAGGATTTGCAAGGACAATATCGCCATCGCCATTGCCAGCGAACCCGGTTGCGACGACGTACTTTCCTGCCGCAGGTTCATCGGCAATCGTGATGACATCACCAGCCAGAATCGTGCCGGTGCCGGTATCAACGTGGATCGTCGTATCGCCTGCTGCGTAGTTCGTGGCCAGATCAACCAAGTACCCGGCGCCGGTGCCCTTGGTGTGGCTCTTGATCTGCGCCGACTGCCGAACCTGGAATCCGAACAGATCACCCAGTACGCCACGACGCAAGAGGTCGGCGGAACCGGCCTCGTTCACGTTCGTGAGCTGGGTCAGGCTTTGCAGGGCCACTTTTGCCGAGGTATTCAAGACGATCTGACGGTCCGTTTGCGGTGCGCCGTTGTCATCCAGAATCTTCTGCACGTTCGCCAGGTCCGCGAGCTTAGGCGTGCCGAAAGGCGTGGTTCCAGCGGTGCCGTGCGCGCGCGACGCCTTGACGTAAAGCCCGGCCAGGTCGGCCTCGATCTCGTTGACCAGGGTCCGCATGGCTTGCGCGAACTCCATTGCCCGAACGGTGGTCCAGCCAACAGAGTCATTCAGGATGCGCTGCTGCTCACCATTAACGCGCACAGGGACGCGCCGTGCCTTGGTGATCTGGAGCGGCGTCGAGTTGATGGTGTTATCGCCATCGTCAGGCGGGGTGACGGCGGGAGTGATGTCGGAAGCTGTTGCCGATGTGGTCACGGGCGAGTAGACCGTTTCACCGATCGCAGCTCGCTCGTGCGTCATATCGCTGGAGACGGCCGGCACGAAGCCAACCAGCTCCCGCGAGACGATATCAACAGCGGTATAAAGGTCCCGAGTAAGGTTCGTCAGGGTGCGTGACATAACTTAATCTCATTCAGTTACGCTCCCTCCGCCCTTGATGAAACTCATGCGCGCAGCGGGAGCAAGGTTATCGAAATCGGTTCGACTGATTTGCTTAGGTTGCTCGCCATCGCGGCGGGATGCTCGATACCCGGAGCCGCCCGCTCCTGTGGTTTTCAACAGATGCGGCTTTTCCTTTGCCAGGGTCTGCAACCCTTCGGTTAAGTCCATCAGCAGTCCGTCGTCGGCTCGATAGCGAATATCGTCGTCATCCCATGCGAGCCTGTTTTGCACGAAACTTGCGACAAGTTCGCCGTCGACCCACTCGTGATCAGCCATCGCTTTGCGCATCGCTGCCTCTTGCAGCGTGCCCTTATGCTTCGCTTCAAGGGCTTGGTACGCTTGATCTCGCTCGGACATCTCGCGCTCGATACGCTTGAGCTTCGCTTCGTATTGGCGCGCGGCCTCGGCTTGGCCCTTGGGATCGAGTTCGGCAATCTGCTCAACAGACTCCACCCCCAATCTCTCTAGCAACTCCGTTTGCGATCTCTTTAGTTGCTCATTTTCAGTTTCAAGCTCAGTCGCTTTGCTTTTCAGCCCCTGCCTGTGATTGATTGACTCCTTGCGCGCACTATCGCGCTGTCCAATCAGATCATTGACGTAGGCCTCCAGCTCTCCGAACCGCTCCTCGTCGAGCGCCTCGCGTAATTTCTCGAGTTCCATTGGTGCCCTCGCGGCAGTTAAACAGGTTAGTCATTCGCAATGCTGGCACCGCCCTGTTACTTTTTTGCCGCGCATGAAACACTTTGGCTCTAGGCTCGCAGCAGCAAAGCTGTCAGGAGCCGACATGCATATAGATACTCGCCGCTTTCAATTCATCGCCGACGCGCTACACGGGCAGGGTGGGTTCCGACCGCGCTCGGATGGCACGACGCTGGTTGGTCCTTCGTACCTGATTCAATACCCTCGCGAGGGCGATGCGAAGTTTGCTCGCCGCAATCAAGTCGCTTGGTACGCAAATGACCTTGCCAGCGCGTGCGCCCGCTTTGCTGGCTATCTTTCCAGCCGCCGGCCGCAACGCGATACCCTCGGCAATCCATTGTTCGATGCGTTTGTTGATGATGCTGATTGGCAGGGCAACGCCCTTGATGTCTTCTGGTCGCGCTTCACGGTCGAAGCGAAAGCCAGGGGTGCGATGCTGTTGCTGGTGGATATGCCACGCGAGATTGGTACAACCCGCGCAGAGCAGATGGACTCGCGCGCTATGCCTTATATCGCCATGATTGAGCCAGAACGAATCGAGAGGATTGAAGTCGACGATTCTGGCATGGTCGCCATGGTCGAGATCGACGACGGCGTCACAGACGATGGCACCCCGATGGTGCGCGGATGGGATACTGAGCGCTGGTGGGTGCGCGTGGGGGAGCAAATCACCGAGTCGAACGAACACCCGCTTGGCGTTTGTCCAGTGCTAGCCTTTGGCGAGTCTGCTTTTCCGGCAGAGGGTGAGTTCGCGCAGATCGCAGACCTCTCGCGGCGCCTTTTCAACTTGCGCTCGGAACTCGATGAGATTCTGCGTGCGCAGACCTTCTCGTTGCTGACCTATCAGGTCCCCGCTGATCAGGCGCATACCTTCGATGCATCGGCCATCTCTGGCCAGATCGGCACTCACAACATGTTGGTGCACAGCGGCCAGACGCCAGCGTTTATCGCCCCTCCAGATGGCCCGGCGCGCATTTATCTCGATGTTATTGCCCAAGTCGAGGAGAAAATCCGACGCATCGGGCATGTAGTCGAGGCACCAGACCGCGCCGAGTCCGGCGTCGCGCTGGCGATCCGTTTCCAGCAGCTCAACAGCTCGCTAGTGCATTGGGCATCACGCATGGAAGACCTGGAGCGCCGAGTCTGGTGGCTCGTGTCCTTGTGGCTAGGACTGCAAGAGCCGCCTTCCATATCGTGGGATGACGACTACGCCATCACCGATCTGGCCGCCGAACTCGATGTGCTGGCCGCAATGATCGGGAGCGGTTTTTCTCCTGAAACATTGCGCGCCAAACGCCAGCAAATAATCAGCCTTGATTTCGCGTCGATGGACGAACCAGAGCTTGATGCGCTGATGGCAGCGGAAGCCGAAGCAGGGCAGGAGCGGACTATTGGCGGAATGCCTCAGGCGGATGACGCTGAATGATCGAAATTGATGTCATTGGCAACGAGGAAATCCGTCGCGCTCTTGCGCGGGTAGTGCCTGAGTTTAAGCGCAAGGCTTTACAAGCTGGCGCACAAGCGGCGTTCGATACAGCGCAACGCGAGGCGGACCGGCATACCAAGACCGGCGCGCTTGCCCGCTCCGTAACCATGCGCCCGCAAGGAAATGGGTATGTGATTGGTCACGACAGCCAAATAGCTCCGCATGCTGTCTTCGTCCATTGGGGAACTCGCCCGCACGAGATTCGCCCGAAAAACAAGCAAGCCCTGCGCTGGCCTGCCGGTGGTGGTTTTGCTTTTGCCAAGGTCGTGCAACACCCCGGTTTTGAAGGTGATCCGTGGATGATCCGCGCACGCGATGCCGCTGCAGCCGCGATCCTTAGAATAGCGAGGAACACAGATGCTTAATTACGCAGACGCCTACCTCGAACCTTTGGTCACGCCAGAGCGCGAAACGCGCGCGCTGGCTGATGTGGCCGCGCTCGGCACCTTCACCGACGACTGGACTGAGCGACTCCAGGTGATGCGGACCTATATCCTGATCTGCCTTGAGTCGAGCAATAGCCCAGAGGACGCATTCGCTGCCAAGCTCAAACACTATCGCGGCGAGTTCAATTCTGCCCTGATCTCCGCCAGACAAGCCAGCGCGGCCGAAACTGGGTCGGCTTCGATCTTTGCCGCTGTCGGCCTGGAGCGTGCCTAATGCCAGCGCCTAATCCGCATCCATCACTCGTTGTCCTGCGCGATGCGCTTGCCAATCTCAACGGGGTGGCTACTTGCCGCATCGGGCTTGAACCGAACATGACGGCGGCAGACTATCCAATCATCCGCATCGTGCCCAGCGTTCACCGCAGAGGCCAACAAACGACGACAGACCTCTCGGTGCTTATCTATTACGGTGAACTCGCGCACGCCTTCGAGGATGGTGGCATCGAGGCGCAATATGATTGGCTTTTCGAGATGGAGGCCAAAATCAAGGACGCTGCGATCAGCTCTGGCGTGCGGTGCCTATGGGAGGAAACCGTGCTCGATGAGGACCGGC